CATGGAGTTCCATTCCTCAGAAATACAAGGCTCGGTATATGGAACGATACGGTGATCCAGAGCAGCGAATGAAGGAAGCTATGATGCGTGACCGCATCAAGCTTGACAGTGAGGCACGTGAGTTCTTTGAAAACTTCACATACGAGAAGAACGGCAAGCAGGAACATCTTACAGAGAAGCTCATAGAAGAATACACCATTAATGCGAGTGTTCTGAAAGAACTGTTGAAGATGATGGCACAGCGTAGAGCAATTCGTCAGAGTTTGAACGGCAGCACTGCAGGAGCTTGGGAGGTAATCTATCAGAGTTCTGAAGCTATGCGCGAAGAGTATCAGCACACCCTTCCACAGAATGAAGCGCGACTGAAGGCAAAGATTAAGGCTTTCAAGGCAGATGGCTACAAGAGCCTTATCAGCGGTAAGGTCGGAAATAAGAACACGCAGAAGATTACTGACGAGTTCGGACAGCTACTCATCGCACTGAAACGTTGCAGGGTTCCAGTCTACACCGATGCGCAGCTCTTTGAAGAGGCAAACCGCCAGGCGGAAACAAACGGCTGGAAGCCACTGAAAAGCCTTAGCGGTATGAAGCGATGGCTGAATAGTGCTGCAATAATGCCACTATGGTACGATGCTGTGCATGGTGAGCAGGCAGCACGACAGAAGTTCGGACGTAAGCATCGCACGGCACTGCCAACGAAACGTGATGCGCTGTGGTATGGTGACGGAACGAAACTTAACCTCTACTACCAGGACGAGAACGGCAAGGTGCGCACCACGCAGGTCTATGTAGTCATTGATGCGATGAGTGAGGTGATGCTTGGTTGGCATATCAGCGATACAGAGGACTACGAAGCACAATACCACGCATATCGCATGGCAATTCAGACAAGCAAGCACAAGCCCTACGAGATTGTTCACGACAACCAAGGCGGACACAAGAAACTTGATGCCGACGGACTGTTTAAGAAGCTTTGCCACGTGCATAGAACCACGCAACCTTATAACGGCGAATCAAAGACCATTGAGGCGGTGTTCGGTCGCTTTCAGCAGCAGGTGCTGCATAAGGATTGGCGTTTCACAGGTCAGAACATTACGGCAAAGAAGATGTCGAGCCGTCCGAACCTTGAATTTATTGAGGAAAACAAGGACTCACTCTATACGCTTGAGGAACTAAAAGATGCTTATGCAAAGGCTACAAAGGAGTGGAACGAGATGGCGCACCCTGCATACGGCAAGAGTCGTCAGGAAGCCTACGACAGCAGCGTGAATGAGGAAACGCAGCAGGTAACGGCACACGATATGGTGGATATGTTCTGGGTAACGGCTAAGCGTATGAGTACCTTCACCGACCAGGGTATCAGCGTAACTATCAAGAAGGAGAAGAGACAATACGAAGTGATGAGTGAACCTGGTGTTCCTGATCATGAGTGGCGAAGACAGCACACTTACGAGCGGTTCGTTGTCAAGTATGATCCTTACGACTTCGGAAGCATTCGCCTCTATAAGAAGGAAGCTGACGGCAGTCTGAGGTTTGAACGAGTAGCAGAGCCTTACGTTGTGATACATCGTGCGATACAAGAGCAGACAGAAGGCGAAGCTGCATTCATTCGTCAAGAGCAAGAGGCTAACACTAACGACCGTATTGAGCGCACCGTTGCTGGACGTGAGATTGAAAAGGCTCACGGCGTAATGCCAGAGCAGCACGGATTACGTAGTCCAAAGCCTAAGGGAATGACAGCAGCCGAGCGCAGACAGATAGAACGTCGTACAGGCATCTATAGCAAGTCGCCAGAAGAGTATAAGATAGGACGGAAGACGAAGCAAGTTAGCCTTGAAGACTGGGCAGAGGTTGAGACGGCTGTGGTTGATATGGCAGCAACGGCAGGAAAACTATAAAGAAACCGATGATAAGTCATTCACTTACGCATCAAAAGTGGGTCACTTATGCACTGAAAGTGATAAGGTAATTATAAGCAGAGAGGCAATGCCTCACTGAACCAAGAACAATTAATAAAAAGAACAACAATATGAAACTAACAAAGAACGAAAAAGGACAGATACAGGAGAGCTTGAAACAATATGTCAGCAAGTATCCAAGTCAGAACAAGGCTGCACAGAGCCTTACAGGAACAAGTAGCGCAACAGTGAGTAGTATCTTGCAGGGCAAGTGGGAGAATATCAGCGACGATATGTGGCGCAACCTTGCATCGCAGCTTGGAACTACTACTGGTACAGACTGGCAAGTCGTTGAGACGAAAGCCTATCAGGAAATGGTGTTCGCTATGAACGATGCTCAAACAGTCAAGAACGTTACGTGGGTAGTTGGTGAAGCAGGCTGCGGAAAGACAACCACAGCTAAGCTGTATGCAAGTGAGCATGGCGAGGTGTTCTATATTCTCTGTTCAGAAGATATGAAGAAGAGCGACTTCATTCGTGAGATAGCACGCCGTATCGGTCAGAAGACAGAAGGTTACAGCATCAGAGAGCTGCTCGATCGCATCATTGATGACCTTATTCAGATGAAAGCACCGCTGCTTCTTTTCGATGAAGCCGATAAGTTGCCAGAGCGTGTATTTCACTACTTCATTGACTTGTACAACCGTTTGGAGGATAAGTGTGGTATCGTCTTCTTCTCTACAAGCTATATCAAGCGTCGTATGACAATGGGGCTGAGATACAACAAGTGTGGATACAACGAGATTCATTCACGTATCGGTCGCAAATTCTTTGAGCTTGAACGTACAGGTGCTCACGATGTCTATGCCGTCTGTGTTGCGAATGGCATAACTGACAAGGCACACATATCAGAAGTGGTGAGAGATTCAGAAGAATTTGAGTTTGACCTAAGACGTGTGAAGAAGAGTATTCATAGAGTGAAGTTAATGGCTAAAGCCTCTCCCAGCCCCTCCGAAGGGAAGGGAGCTCAAACAGTGGTAAAACAGTGTTTGAGTACCAAACAAAATTCAAACCATAAAGCTAAAGGTAATGAATAGAGCAATGTCAGTAACCGATATGCTGCGCATGAAGAAAGAAACCTATCCATTTGAAGGAGACTGGGCGGAGGCCTTCGGAGCCCCAGAACGAGGCGGTGTATGGTTCATCTGGGGACGAAGCGGAAGCGGTAAGACCAGCTTTACGATGAAGCTCTGCAAAGAGTTGGCAAAGTACGGAAAGATTGCTTATAACTCCTTAGAGGAGGGTTTCTCACTAACAATGAAGAATGCAATTATGAAAGCAGGTATGCAAGATGTTGCACGGCGGTTTATCCTCATCAGTGAGAGCATGGAAGATCTTGATGCACGTCTTAAGAAGCGCAAAAGCCCCGACATAGTGGTCATCGATAGTTTCCAGTACACACAGATGAGCTTTAAGGAGTATCAGGAATTCAAGGCTCGACATCGTGATAAGCTGCTCATTTTTATCAGTCAGGCAGACGGCAACAAGCCTTCAGGTCGCACGGCAGTGAGTGTTATGTTTGATGCAGCACTGAAGATATGGGTGGAAGGTTACAGAGCAATCAGTAAGGGACGCTATTTTGGCAACCTTGGCTATTACACGATATGGAAAGAGCGAGCAGATATATACTGGGGCGAAAGTCCTAAGCAAGAATAATATTTAATTAAAAGAATATGAAATATGTAATTTTTGAAGATGATAAAACTGGGTTGAAGCAGCCAGTAGTTTTTGGTGACCACACAGTTCATTCTTCCATTAATGTGGAGCGGTGTCATCCTGTCAGTGGTGGATTCTTTGTGATAGGAAAATATGGTACTGTTACTACTTATGGAACAGCAGAGTCGCTTGGTCTCCAGCCACAAGATGGAGATGATGGTCTGTTGTTCTGTGTGTTGCAGAATATGGGTACAATGTTTTTTCTTTAATCGGATTTAGTATGAGCAAGGAACTGCGAATAATAGAGATTACACCAGGGAGACTTAGCCCAGGTGGACGAATGACAGAAGTCATAGAAAGCAAAGGCTTCAAATGTCCGTACTGTCAAGGTAATGGCTATCACTGGCAAGAGGACAAGTATCAAGAACCATACAAAAAAGATTGCCCGGTATGTCAAGGTAGCGGTAAACTTGATGCAGTGATTAGAGTTGAGTGGAAGGCTTCAGAATAAAAAACTATGGAAAGGTTACTATCACATTCGATAACACCAACCGATAAGCCTGAATGGCTGTTAAAACTGCAAAGAGCTATCAATCAAGGCTATTCTTTGCGAGGAATAGAAAACAGCGAGAAAGGATGGAGGGAGCTAAAAGACTTTGTTGATTGGTTTATCTATAAACTCTATGATCGTAGAGACATAATGGTGAGAAGCAGAATCACGTCCTGCCTTATGGTAGAAGATGGTCAGACCCAACTGCTTATCAAACGAAATGGAAAATTAATTCAAACATACTATATTCAAAACTAAAAGATTATGGCAACATTTTTAGACAAGCTCAAGAAGAGATTGCAAACATGGCATGAGGAACGTGCCGACAGAATGCAGAACAAACGACAGGCACGGCTCGATGCAGAGGCACGTGAAGCCGTACAAGTAATGGAATTTAATGGTGAGCTATATGTGAGTGTGCACGGCATACCATTGTTCGGGAAAAGTGACCTTAGCGATGATCTTACAGAGGCAGTAGCTTCTGGTCGTAAAGCATATAAAGATTGGAAGGAGGAAAAGCTATGGGAGCGAACAGGAACTACGCAAGGTTTTATACCCTGTTAAAGAAGATGCCTGGTGCAGACAAGGAAACGCTGGTCTATCAGTTCACACAAAACAGAACAGTACACCTTCATCAGATGTCAGATAAAGAGTATGATGCTATGTGTAGGCAGATGGAGGATATTACGGGCTATGACGAGCGAAGACGTAAGCAGTATGATATTCTACGCAAGGCACGTAGCGGAGTACTTCACCAGTTGCAGATATACGGCATAGATACGACAGACTGGAACCGTGTGGATGCCTTTTGTAAAGACCCACGTATAGCAGGAAAAACATTTAGAGCGTTGACAGTGGATGATCTCAATGCTTTGAACACAAAAATAAGAATGATCATTCGAAGACGTAAACAAGAAGACGAGTAAACAGGTTGACAAGTTATTAGTACAATTAACTTGTTTAGAGGTAAACTCGTAAACTAATCAACTAAATATAAATAAATATGATGAACATTAAAGACATGAGTAAAGAAGAGCGAGCACGGCTGCTCGCTGAGTTGCAGAACGAAGAAAAGCAGAGTCGCATTGAACGCCGTGAGACCTACGAAGGGCTACGTGCGGAGATGATGCACGATGTGTGGCAACGCTTAACACGTGTTGTGACCGACGTGCGTGGCTTCCACGACTGGTTACAGGGTGAAGTAGAGAGCTTCGTAAGTGTGATGCGTGATTATGGTCAGGTTCGCAAGAACGACCAACGAAGCTACACAATTACTGATGGCGATTTTCGCCTTGAAATCTCAAGCAATAAGGTAAAAGGCTTCGACGAGCGTGCCGACCTTGCTACAGAGCGTCTAATCGACTATCTCAAGCGTTATATGAAGCAAAGTGAGAAAGGTTCGGACGATCCAATGTATCAGATGGCAATGACGCTGCTTGAACGCAATAAGGCTGGCGACCTCGATTACAAGAGCATCTCTAAGCTGTATGAGTTGGAGGATAAGTTCGATAGTGAGTATTCAGAGATTATGACACTTTTCAAAGAAGCGAATGTGGTCCAGAAGAACGCTATCAACTACTACTTCTATCAGAAGAATCCAAAGACCAATGTTTGGGAACGTGTAGAACCAAGCTTCTGTAGGTTATAACAGATAAAAATCATTAACTAACTCCTGTTTAAGAATAAAACCGTCCATTAGTGTGTACGAACACACATTTGGGCGGTTTTTATTTGTAATAAGCAGATAAAAAGGTGTAAAGACTTGCAAATAAGATGATTATTTGTTAATTTTGCAGATATGAGTAAAGGAAGAGATAGTAAATTGATAGAAGCACGCAACAGAAGGTTGTTTGAGCGTTACTTCTACTGGACAGAGGAACGACGCCTCCGTTTCGATGATACTATCCGTATACTTTCCAATGAAGAGTTTTATCTGTCTGAAAGCCGTGTGCTGCATATCATTCGTGATATGATTAAACGTGGCGAAACAGTAGATGGTAAGCAGATGAAAGCACCGCTCTTTACAGGCTTTCGTGTTACACCTTCACGCCCATCTTCACGCGTAAAGAAGGTTTCTGAACCGTCCTTGTTTCCTTAACCATTTCTGACACCGTACACTCGTACATCATTTCATACACTTTTATTCCGTGCTTCCAAGTAAAGAACTTGGAAGACTTGCGTATCAAAGGAGCATCAGTGCCAAGACAGGTTCCCTGCAGTAGCTGGTGCAACTGGTGTCGCATTTCATTACGCTCTCTGACAGCCTGTGTGGTTCCACTTGTTGCGTGAGTGTCATCATAGCAGTCTATGATGAGACGGATGCGAAGCCTACAAGTTCCTTTCTGTGCCAGCATTCCAATATCGCTCCATTCTGTCTGCGCTTCTTCTATAAGTACAGCAGGGAACGTTAGCGGATACATATCAGTATCCTCGTCCTCTATATTTTCAAGTTGTCCGTAGTCTTCGTCAATAACTGAAAGTGACGGCATTTTCTCTTTAAGAAAGTCTATCAGTTGGCAGAGTGTCTGTTCCATATTTATGTTCTACTTACAAGTTCTTTAATTTTCCCTAAGCTCTCATCAAGCATCTTGTTAATTTTTGCTGTCAGTTCACGGCTATCACCAATGAACTGACGTCGTGGAATGCGTGCAGTGATATTAAGTTTTGTCTTTTTCGTGAGTGCGAGAGCCTTCCACATCTTAGCTCCAGAAGGTAAGTCTTTTGGAAGTTTCCCTTTGCCTTTCACGCCTGATAGTGCATACACCTTAGCCCATGCCATACGCCGCATACGTTTTGTAATAGTTGGATGCGTATTAATAGTACCACCTTCATTGTGAACAGCTGCGTAAGGCACAGGATTGGATATTGTAACTTGCCCAGGTGATGTTTCACTCTGTATTGAACGCATAAGATGATTGCGTCGAGAGGTAAGAGGAGAGTATTTTGCATCCGTCGTATTACCGTCCTGTCGTTTCGTACGTTTCCATTGCTTCACTCCTCCATCCGTGAAGCCACCATCTCGGAAGTTCTGCTTGAAGTGGTTTGCAGCCACGACACCAACCTTTCGAGGAAGTCTATCCGTCACCTCCTTTTGTATCTCATCTTTGACACGTGAGATACGCCTTTCTATTTCTTTTGCATCCATAATATAATTTTCCTCATTTTTTATTTTGTGGAATGAAAATAAATATCTACATTTGTGGTGTGGAGGGAGCGTTTAATCCCTATTAGGACACGTCCTCCATTCCAGCCAGAGTGTTTACTCTGGTTTTTTTGTTAGCAATATTCCCTTATTATTGAGACAATATATCACTTTAAACTTTCGATATTGTGAAGTTCCTCTCAGTCCATAAAATTTATTATATCCTTCTTCAAAGATGGAATAATTAAAATTATCGTTTGGGAATAGCAATACTGCGACTTCTGTATTAGGCTTCGATGCACAATGTTTCAAAGCTTGTCTAATGTTATTTGAAGTACCTGTTTCTGCACCAGCAATTTCAAACAACATATTATCCCAAGTTCCTTCTGTATTCTTCTTAAATAATACAGTATGATCCTCCTTTTCCAAAACTACTTTATGCCCATTCTGAAAGCCAACCTCTTGAACAGTTGTCTCATACCATCCTTTTTTCTTATCAAAGCTATGTTCAATATGTGTCGCTTTAAGTCCAGTACTCTTGGCATCAAACTCCACATCTTTATATAAAGGGTTATCTTTATATTCAAGATATTCATTTCGTCTCTGTTCTCTTTGCTCAGATGGAATGGCAGCATCTACATAAGGACAATTATAACAATCCTTCTTCCTATTTAAGAAAACAGTTGCTATCCGTCCTTTTATACCAGGCTTATAAAAAGAACATTGACTACACTTATCAGGGAAATACGGATGAGTGTCGTTGAATATATGCCCATCTTTACCCGGGTTGTTTTCAAGTCCTTTTTGTGGCAGAGGAGCATCCATATCTGCAGGACGATTTACAGGATCATCAGTAGCTTCAAGTGAGCACTTACAGTTCCATCGGTCGCCAGGGTGATGATTGTTCCAGAAAGGATCATCAATAGGCAGGGTAAGCTTCGCCGTCCAATAGTTACGATGACTCCCTTCAGGACTTGGTGAAGTCGTCGGCATCCATCGTAGGTTAGGCAGGATATCCTTGTTACGTTCAAACTCACGCCAGTCTGCAGCGTTGTGCGCACGGATAACAGCAGTGTCATACTCCGTCCGAAGCCACGCACCGACGTGATGCGAGGTGATTCCCTTTACATCATCTACCCATTGACTGAAGGGTTTCAACTTACCATCACTGTCCAGCAGGTTCTTCGCAACCTCTCCAGCCAACGAATGTACTTTGAATGCAGCAAAGACCTCATTAGAATGGCGCAGAGCACGATAAAACTCCTCATCGTGTGTACTTGTAGTATTGCTCTGTGAAAGTCCCTCCACAGTCGCTTCGTTGATGACTTTAACGACAGCGGACCATAATCCGGGATCAATGCCTTCAGCTAATTCAGGCTTTCTATGGATTCTCTGTAGAAAAGCCTGCACAACATTAAATGAGATAGCTGGGCTTTCGTTGTGGAAATGACTATGCCCAGAGCAAGAGCAATGCTCACCATAATAGAGCGTATCAATCATCAGTTTGCCCCTTTGTCTGGGGCGAGTCCGAAAAAACTTTTCAAATGCTGTTTGAACGCTGTTTTATCAGTGTTTTTGTCTTGCTTCTTTTTGTCATCATTAACCTGTAAACCAAGTTGCTCTCTGAATGCAGCCTTTGCAGCCTCTTTCTCCTCTTTCAGCTGTTTGTAGTTATCAGGCTTAGCAACGCAGAAAGTTTCATAGAGATAGTCGTCATCAATCGGAAGACCCATTGACGATAGCTTTTGAACGATGTCTATCTGCTGAGCTGGGTTAATCTTGTCTTTCTTTGCATAGACGAACTCACCACCTTCCACATTGAAGCCAAGTGAGGCGAAAATAGGTCGCATATCATAATTGAGAATATCAAGAATGAAATCACGATCGTCAGAGTTCATCTCGTCCTCTTCCTCCTTGTGTACAGAACCGAGCGCCTGCGTTCCTGTTGACTTAGCGTCTGTGGTGAGCGTGTTTCCCAGCACACGTATAGACATCTTTGAGTCCCAGTACTCAGCAAAAGCTCTATAAAGGTCGCTGGAACCAGTCTTGTTACCAGCCTCTACAAGTTTCAGTTCGCTTTCTTTTGGATGAATGTATGCTGCGTTTGCACCCTGTCGGCGTGCATCAGCGATGACACGACGGCGTGCATCCTCGTCTCCAGCATCGTAAGTGTAGTCACGAATTGGCATACCAAAGATGTTACAGAACTGTGCCCAGTCTGACATATCTCCACGCTTATAGAGTACAGCAGGCAGAAGTTCTGCATAAATACCAAGGTCACGTTCGCTGCCAACGAAAAGCATATCAGGGAAGTCATCAATAGGCACGCCATCCATTGAACCTTGATACTTGAGCAGCTTACGATGTATAGGGTCATAGTGCTTGCGATTGATAAGGTCATAACGGATATTACCTTCCTCATTGAGATAGAACTGTACGAGTGTGAAGCCCCAGAACTCTGACATTACAAGGTCTTTCCTCAGCTGTTTGAACCAGGGTGATTTTATCTGCTTGTTGATTTCATCATCAGGTACACCATTTCTTCTAAACTCAATAGGAATCTTCGTAACACCTCGCATACGTTTTGCAATGACTCCAGAGAGATGAAGGTCAAGAGAAGCACTGTCATACATATCGTACAGACGTGCCCTATTGGAGAAATCTATTCCCCTTGCAGCCTTAACAGATTGCATATACGCATTCATGTCAAACATGAATATCTCAGGCATCTGCAGAACGATGTCTGGCTGTCTCATTCCTTGAGGAACGAGCATTCCACCTTGTATTATTTTGCCTTGCTTAGGGCTGTTTTTCTTTTTTCTGTTCATAGCAATGTTGGTCTTAAGCCGTCAGCTTGTATTTGCCAACGACTATTGTTCTTAAGTTCATCTTCAGGCATCAATGGAGCACCGTCAATCGTTACGTCTCCTCCCATTACGCCTTTCAGCCATTCTATAGCACGCTCATATCTATCCTGGCGTATTTTTGCAATCTTGTACGGATTATGTTGCGTAAAGATGTGATAGATAGCGATGTCAAGTGCAAACATAAGAATGAGTGGGTGTCTATCTTCCCCTCTTGCGGAAAAGATGGCGTTACAATCATAAATCTTGTTCAGATATCCTCGCATTTCACTTACCGCTCTATCCTCACATATCTCAACTATCTGAGGATCATAAGTTGGACTTTCTTTACGCAGCAGTGCATCAAGTATCTCGCGGTGAATACTTGCATCGTAGTCTTCTATATTGATAAAGTTATTCATAATCACATCTTATAAGGATTTTGCTCATCCATTGTATGAAAACTGATAGTTATAGTGGGTTCAACCTCTGCCATCTTCTCATCTAACATCGTGATTCCACCTTCAAGAGAGTCAGGTCCATCAGCTGGATATGGTAAGTTAAGCTCAAAGAGTTTGCACTGATTGATAAGCTCCTGCATCATAGGGTTGTCTTTTTCCTCTTCATTGAACACCCATTGACAATTACGATCAATTGGTTCAAGGTTAGCTTCGATACGTGTTGCTTTATCAGCTTTCTTTCGTCCATCACTTCGTATAAAAAGTGTTATTTTTCGTCGCTGCTGCTCCTCACGTAGTAGCGGCTTGAACACCTGTTCGTAGAAAGGGTCTTGCAGTTTATTGTTCTCTATGTACCAATATACAGGAACCTTGCCTCCTACGTATTTATCAAGTTCAAAGTACCAGCCAATAAAGTTTGCATTTGTCTCGTGAGCCAAAAAACCTTTTATAATGTAGTAGACACCTTTATACTTGCCAATTAGCCAAAGAGACTTGGTAGACGAACCTTTCTTTTTGCTGTCAGAATAAGCAGGGTCTCCATATCCGATAAGGAACTTAAACTTAGACAAGGCAGGGACTTTCCCGAATGGAAGATTACGGAAGATCTTACCTTCTGAAACAGGATTATTGAAGTACTCTGCTTGTACGGCTCTTGCAGATATTCCTGCAAGAACAGTATCAATCTGCTCTTCTGTGTTCTTGACAGACCAAGTAGACTTTCCGTTCTTGTCGCGTATGTTCACAATGTCCCAATTCTTTGCTATTGCGCCAGCACGTGCTATACAGCAGTCCTTAGCAATGATGTTACCGCACCATAGAACAAGAGTCGGCTCAGAGATAGAGCGTGTTGGATAGAGTGCACCTTCAAACCAATCCCACTTCTTTTTAAGAGTTTCAGGGTTGCGGCAGTCCTCATCTGTGTCATAGTCATCAAGATAGATGACGTCAGGTCGTACAGCTTCGTTTCTTGCACCACGTGGAGCACTACCAGCACCAAGTGCAACAAACTTAGCACCACAGCGACATGTGAAGTCTGTTTCTGTCCATTGCCCTACAAGCTGTTGAATGCCATAAAATTGCTTAATACGTGGGTTGTTCTCAAAATTAAGTCTGAAAGGTGTAAGTAAACGTGTTGCTGAAGTTATAGTTGCTGAAGCTAACACGATGAACTTCTTACGCCCAGTGAGCGCAAGATACATCAAGACAAACATAGATACAGTAGACTTTGCCAGCTCACGACTCCACGAAAGCACTTCGTACCATTCATCGTGTTCAATAATACGACGAATAGCACGTACGTGAAAAGGTGCAAATTCATATTTAGCATACTTGGGAAAGAAATACTGAATCCATTTAATAGGGTCTTGTTCCAGTTCCTTTCGTCTGCGTTCAATGTCACGTCTTGACAGCCCATTCTCAACAGGCATGTCAGAGATGAATGATTTATGGAACTCTTCCCAGTTCCTTAATGCAAGTCTTTCTTCCTGTGTCATTTTGCTTTTGCCATTTGGTCCTTGATGAACGCATCAAAGAGGTTGTTAAACTGCTTAGCTGCATCAATATCAAGAGGACGTAACCAGGAGAGAAAGCGCATAGCAACACTGATGCAGTCAGCAACACCAACATCATTTTCTAACTTTTTGACAGCACCAGCGAGCTTAGCAAGCGCGTCTGCCTCCTGAGCTGTAGCAAACCTCTTACCTTCTTCACGATTTTGAATATTGTTGTTGATTTCAACAATCTGTCGCTGGAACTGTGCTATAATCTGATCAGGTGTAATTGTAAATGAAGCTTTCAGCTCCTCCCAACCTCCTTCACGTACCCAGCGAGAGACAGTCTGCCTTGTCGTTCCGACTTTTGCAGCTATCTCCTCTTGTGTGCAACTTCCCTCCATATAGAGAGACTTTGCAATACCTTTTTTGTCTATATTCGTCTTTGTCATATTGCCTAAATCTTTTGCAAATATCTTATATTTTATGGACTTTTTGAAATCCATTATTTGTAACAACGTTGTCTGTTTGCACCATAAAATCAGCGGTTTGCACTATGAATTTACGATTTTGTTACTCCCAGAAAAAACATGATATTTGCATCAAAAATTGAAATAATGAGTTCAAACTTTTTCAACATTATACCTGGTAATGGAACTGTAGCTATCCTCTTATATGGAGAGGTCGGTAATGGTCAGTCTGTAGACAGCGGACGAGTGGTCAGTGAACTACTTGCCTTGCAAAGTCAGTATGATAAGATTGATGTACGCATCAATAGCAATGGAGGTGATGTTTTTAGCGGAATAGCCATTTACAATGCTCTTCGCACTTCAACGGCAGACATTAATATATATGTTGATGGTGTTGCTGCCAGCATTGCCGCTATTATTGCCCTCTGTGGTAAACCACTCTACATGAGTCCGTACGCTAAGCTTATGCTTCATAGCGTAAGTGGAGGTACGTGTGGCAATGCTTCAGACCTGCGCAGAATGGCTACAGTAATGGAGGAACTGGAACATAACCTTGCAGCTATGATTGCTGCACGCTGTGGAATGAGCACAGAAGATGTGTTAGCAAAGTTTTTTGACGAGGTTGACCACTGGATAAGTGCACAAGAAGCTGTTGAGATGAAACTTGCAGATGGGGTGTACGATATGCAGGATGATGGAGAACCAGCACCTAAAACTCATGAAGAGATATATCAATATTTCAATAACAGGTTGACTAATCAACCAAAAAACTATCAAAACATGGCATTAATAGACCAATTAAAGAGCATCCCATCATTTAGCAATATCAATGATGAGGCTGCAATCGTGAACAAAGTCAGAGAGTTGGCAAACAAGGCTACTAAGGTGGATGCACTTGAAACAGCCAATGCTGAGTACAAACAGCAACTTCAGTTATCTGAAGCAAAGGAACAAGAGGCTATCATTGATCAGGCAATTAGCGAAGGTCGTATTACCGCAGAACAGAAGGCACACTATGTTAAGCTTATGGCGGTAGACCGTACTACTACAGAAGAACTCTTGAACAGCATCAAGCAGATGCCTAAGCCTCGTGCTGCTTCGTACATCAATCCAGATGGTACTGGTAGCGACAGTTTCACCAATAAAACTTGGGACGAACTTGACAAAGCAGGACGTCTTGGTGACTTGAAGAGTCAGAACAAGGACCTTTTTGCAGCCAAGTTCAAGGAGAAGTTCGGTGTAGACTACCGTGAGTAAGAAATACAATACAAATTTAAAAGATAAGAAACTATGGCATTAAACAAAGAAATCTGGCAGTCAGACATTGTTGAGAACTTCTATCCTGACAATTCCTTTGCTTCTAAGAGTGTTGACGACTCAGTGTTTGTTGAGAATCGCAAGGTACACATTCCTAACGCTGGTGCTCCTTCAAACGTAGAGAGAAACCGCACTCAGAAGCCTGCTACAAGCAAGCAACGTACTGACAACGATCTTGAGTACGATATGGACGAGCTGACAACTGACCCAGTGTACATTCCAAATATCGACATGGTAGAGCTTAGCTATAACAAGCGTAACTCTATCTTGAGCAATGACCGCGCTCAGTTGCAGGAGGCTGCTCATCTCAATTTGCTTGATCGTTGGGGTCAGGGTGTCGATACTAAAAACATCATTAGTACGTCAGGTACAAGCAAAACTACAGCTCATACATCGTCTGTTGCTACAGGTATGCGTAAGTCTATCTGTAAGGCAGATGTTCGTAAGCTTATGACTGCTATGGATGCAGACAATGTTCCAGAGCAGGGACGTTACCTCTTGCTTGATGCGTTTATGTATGCTGACTTGTTAGCAGACCTTGCAGAAAAGGACCAGTTTATGTTCCTTAACTCTGCTGACCAGCAGAAGGGTATCCTTGGAAATCTCTATGGCTTCAACATCATGAAGAGAAGTCGAGTTCTTCGCCTTAATAACGGCACAAAGAAGGTTCTTGGCTGGGATAACCAAGGTGCCGCAGATGAACTTGCAGCTGCTCTTGCTTGGCACGAGAATTCTGTTAGCCGTGCTATGGGTGAGGTCAAGATGTTTGACTCAACTGATAATCCACTGTACTATGGTGACATCTACTCTTTCTTGCTACGTACCGGTGGTTGCGTTCGTCGCTACGACAAGAAGGGTGTCTACCTTCTCGCAGAATCTTTAACCGCTTAACTTTTGAGTCATGTTACCGAGAATTAGAATCAGATACATGAATGGCCTACTGGGCACCGTCGGGGAAAGTCCCGACGGCCTGTTCGCCTTGGTATGTAGTGCGACTGCTGTCAATGACTCGTTTGCTCTGGAACGTGCTTACACTATTCAGAGTATGGACAGTCTGACGGCACTCGGTATCACTGCAGCTAATAACGCCAGACTTTACAAGCATATCTCAGACTTCTACACTGAAGCGGAGAATGGTACAAAGCTGGTAATCTTCGGAGTTGACAAGGCTAAGAGTATGACGGAACTCTGCGACCGCCAGACTGGAGCAGTAAAGAAGCTTATTGTTAGTCAGAATGGTATATTGCGTGGTGTCTTCGTAGCACGTGACAATGCAACAAAAGTTTCTGCTACAGATGGCTTGGATGCAGACGTGTTCACCGCATTAGCAAAGGCACAACAAATGGCTGAATGGTCTACAACAGACCTATATGCTCCATTGTTCTTCATCTTGGAAGGACGTGGCTATACAGGTACAACGCTGAAAGACCTTAGCAACGAAACGTACAATCGTGTCGGTGTTCTGTTGGGTGACACGGAAGTTGACTCACAGGGTGCATGTGTTGGAACTTTAGCAGGTCGCTTAGCAAGCCTTCCTGTACAGCGTAATATTGGTCGTGTCAAGAACGGAGCATTGAAAACAACTCTACTCTATGTAGGCAAAAAGAAGGTAGAAGAGGATAGTGAAGTTATCTCTTCTATCCATGATAAGGGCTATATCACGGCACGAAAGTATGTTGGGCGCAGTGGTTACTTCTTTGCTGACGACCGATTGGCTTGTGTCGAGACTGATGATTATGCTCATCTGTCAAACCGTCGTGTCATTGATAAGGCTTATCGTATTGCCTATAACACACTGTTGGATATGATGCTGGATGAGTTGGAAATCAATTCTGACGGCACAATGCAGACAGGGGTTATTACAAGCTGCCAGCAGACTGTAGAGAACGCTATTAATCGTTCTATGACCGCTGCTGGAGAGTTGAGTGCCGGTAATAATGGCGAAGGTTGTTCTTGTTACATAGATCCAAAACAGAATGTGGTTGCGACTTCAAAGGTTGAAATGACATTGAAGGTTCGTCCATTCGGTTATGCACGCTATGTTGATGTCAACCTTGGTTTCCAAGTAACAACAGTATAGACATGGTAAATACTAAAGAATACGGCTGGTCAGATGTGACCGTAGTTGTTGCAGGTAGGCCTGTAACTGGACTTCGAGGCGTGAAATATGGCTCGAAGCAAGAGAAAGAACTGCTGTATGCCAAAGGCAACAAGCCTCACGGTATTCAGCATGGCAATATAGATTACAGTGGTGAACTGACATTACTGCAGAGTGAGTACCAAGCTTTGAAGAGTGCTGCTAATGGCAATATCCTCAATATGAGCTTTGATATCGTTGTGGCTTACGGAAATCCTGAAAACGGTGATCCTATCACAACAGACATTCTCAAAGGAGTGGAGTTGACAGAAGATCAGACAGAATGGAAGCAAGGTGACAAGTTCCAAGAAAAGGCTCTGCCATTCATCTACATTGACCAGAAGAGTTATTAACAATCAAATATCGAAGATATGAATTATTCAAAAGAAGATATCAATAAGTGGAAAGCCACGCACGGTGATTTGTTTGAAATCAGCGTAGAGGGAAAGTCTTGTGTGTTGCATAAGCCTACACGCCAAGACCTGAGCTATGCCAGCGTAATCAAAGACCCTATCAAGATGAGCGAAGTTATGTTGAAGCAGCTCTGGGTTGCTGGTGATGAGGAAATCAAAACCGATGATGAACTCTTCATGGCAGTAGTTGCCAAGATGGATGAGGTCTTGAAGGTAAAGGAGGCTGAGATAAAAAAACTTTA